TCCTACTTATCAAAGCAGTGAGGGTCTGTATGATTCATCCAGTGGATGAGAATATCAGACTTCTCAAAGGGAGTGAAAAGAGTTGTCTCTTCCAATCCTTGCTTCAACCATTCGTAGTCTTCACAGCGAAGATAATTCTCCACTGGGACATGACTAAAAAAGATGAGTGCCAATGATAACATAGGATGAACGCTCCGTTCCGCGACTTACTTGCGTCTCATTCGCCATTTGCGAATAGCGAATGGGATGAACGTATATGCATTATAGCATATCTATTTAGCGTTTTTTCTTCCTTTTTTTGGTATTATTCGTAACGCTTTTTAGATACTCGGACTGAGATAACCTCTTCTTATCTCTCCCACGGGTCGGGGATACTTTGTCTTCCATCAGTTCCTTCTTCAGGGACTTCAAAAACTTCAAGTGGGCCTTGATACCATTGATCTGGGTCGGGATAATTTGTCTTGGGGTCTGAGTCATATGAAAGATACAATTCGTCTAGTCCATCTACTTCGGATGGTGTGGATACAATCACTGGTTGGTATTCCTCCTCTTTCCATTGCTTCTTTATTTCTTCTGCCTGCTTATCAACAGAGATCATTTCTCTCTCAACCTTTTGATCTAGCCACCACTTAGCATACCATGGTATCAGGAAATGCTGACACACAAATTTGATGGGTTGCTTTTGTTTTTCAGCCCACCATTCAAACTTCTGGACTTCACTGGGGACACCGCCCCAGCGAGTCTCAAACTCAAAGTGAAAATCCTGCAAATGTTTGCGATCCGACATCCTGTTTGATACCTCCAATAACATAAGATTCAATTTCAGTTTCCTGAGGTGCATTCTGCTGACCCTTACTATTCAACCAGTGCTCTGTCCAGGGCAGTGGATTGTTAGACATGGGGACATCGAAGATCGGTTTGAGACCGATCGACTTCATGCGTCGGTTAGCAATGTATTCAACATAGTGTGAGAGGAGTCTTTCATTAAGACCAATCATGCTGCCCTTGGAGAAGAGATAGTTTGCCCATTCCTTCTCTTCATTAACAGCACTGACAAACATCTGTTTGACTGTCTCCTTTTCCTCTTCTGCAATCTCTTGCATCACGGGGTCGTCTCCTTCCGCCCACTTCTTGAGGATCTTTTGAGTAAGGACAAGATGCTGGCTTTCGTCTCTGGCGATGAGAGAGATAATTTTAGCGGATCCTTCCATAAGTTTGAGCTCACCAAACGCAAACGAGCAAGCGAATGAGACATAAAATCTGATGCCTTCGAGAATGTTGACATTGGCTACAGCAAGGTAGAGTTTACGTTTTACTTCACGAAGAGTGTCTTGAGCAGCAGGGACGCCATCAAGATTGTGCTGCCACATATTACCAGCAGCCCACTCATTCGCTTCAGCCAGGAAGTCATTGTATGCTTTGCATACTGACTTTGCCCTTGCCAATATTTTATCGTCATCTAGCACGGTGTCAAACACTTCGCTAGGATCTGCATACACATTCTTAATGATGTGTGTATAGGATCGTGAGTGGATTTGCTCCATGAATTCCCAGACACCCATGGCACCTTCCAATTCAGGCAGTGAGCAGTAAGGAGAGAATGCCATGCCAGGTCCACGACCTTGCACAGAGTCCAGGAGAATTTGATACTTCAGATTGGAAGTATAGATATGCTTCTGCTGATCGTTGAGAGTTTTATAGTCTGCACGATCCTTCTGCAGGGAAACCTCTTCAGGTCTCCAGAAGTATCCCAGTTGAGTCTGAGTCAACTTATCAAAGTCAGGATACTTATATTCATCATAACGCTGCATCCCTAGGGGTGCTCCAAAAAACATAGGTTGTTTCTTGGTGTTGACTTTCTTGTCGTTAAATACCGTTACTCCCATCTGTGCTCCCATTAGTGCCGTAGTTTGCCTCATAAAATAAAAAAGAATTGATCCGTGGGGTTACCCCCAAGGACCTACAACACTCCAAGTAGGAATCAAATTCCTCTTGGAGCTCTTTGCATAATGTAATCGTGACTTGTCTAGACATTGCAAGCATCACATGCTTCTTCATCTGACGATTCAATCTCAGCGAGAAGGTCTCTCAACCTTTGCTCCTTTTCATTGATACCATCAGCGTCAGACTTTTGGTCGTATGTATTCTGATAATAGGATGTCTTCCAACCGTATTTGTATGTATTCAAAAAGTCAGTTGCAATTACTTGCATAGGGACTTCGTTATTGGGGTAATTCTCTGGATTGTAAGACCAGTTACCACTGATTGCCTGGTCAAAGAATTTCTGCATCACGGCGACGATCTTAATATAACCCTCATTAGAGACCATATCCCAGAGAAGGGTGTAGTTATTCCTGAGAGAATTATACTGGGGGACAATCTGCTTGAGCGGACCCTTCTTTGACTTCTTAATGGACAAGTAGTCTCTAGGGGGCTCGATTCCATTGGTTGCGTTTGACACAACGGAGCTACTCTCCGATGGCATCTGTGCGGACAGTGTGCTGTTTCTGAGACCGTGCTCCAAGATAGATGCTCTAAGACTATCCCAATCATAGAAATATGCAGGTGCTACCAACTCATCAACTTCCTTCTTGTATGTATCGATTGGCAGAATGCCATCAGCATACTTAGTGCGATTAAATGCATCGCAGGCACCCTTCTCCCTAGCAAGTTGGTTGGACGCCCTTAGAAGACCATACTGGAATGCCTCAGTGAGTTTATGGACCTCAGTCAATGCAGGTGCATCATCATAATGATGACCCAGTTTAGCAAGGTAGTGTGCCAGACCGATGAAACCGATGCCAAGGGAGCGACGAGCATAGGTGCTACGTCGTGCAGCAGCAACAGGATAATCCTGATAGTCAATCAACTCATCGAGACCACGGACAGCAAGGTCAGTGAGATTCTCAAGGTCTTCAATCTTCTTGATCTTTCCTACGTTGATAGCAGACAGGATGCACAGAGCAATCTCACCACCATCATCATCGATATGATCAATAGGATCTGTGGGGAGAGTGATCTCCTGACACAGGTTGGACATGTTGACCTTATCTTTGAAGGAGGAGTGGGAGTTGCAGTGGTCGATATTCATAAGGTAGAGACGACCAGTCTCTGCTCTCTCCTTCAGGAGATCCAAGATCAACTCTTGAGCGGGGACAGCCTTCTGAGGAATGTCTGGATCACCCTCGTAAGCCATGTAAAGTTTATCAAAATCAGGAGTGCCAAAAGATTCATACAAACCTGGCACGTCGTGCGGACTGAAGAGAGTAATGTGTGAATTCGAGATGAATCTCTCGTAGAAGATCTTGCTAATTTGGATACTGTAGTCCAACTTTCGGACACGGTTATCTTCCGTCCCTTTATTGTTTTTAAGTACAATGATGTCCTCTATTTCTTGGTGCCAGATTGGGAAGTGGACAGTCGCACTTCCGCCTCGTATGCCATTTTGAGTGCAGCAGCGGACAGTCGCTTCAAATTTTTTAAGGAAAGGGATAACACCTGTGTGTTGAACTTCTCCACCTCTGATTTTACTGTTGATGCCACGGATTCTACCTGCGTTGATGCCGATGCCCGCCCTTTGAGCAACGTAGTGACCAATAGCCATATCGCTGCTAAAGATGCTATCGAGGGTGTCATCAATATCAACAAGGACACAACTAGCAAACTGTCTAAGTGGCGTCCTGACTCCTCCCATAATCGGTGTTGGGATGTTGAGGAGGTGCTTTGAGATTGCGTCGTAGTATCGTCTGACATAATCGAGACGGGTCTCCTTAGGATATTGTTGGAAGAGGGTTGCAGCAATCATGATATACATCTGCTGTGGCGTCTCATAGACATGACCACTGCTACGATCCTGCACCAAATATTTATCTACGACTTGACGCAATCCTGCATATGTAAACAGAAAGTCACGCTCAGTATCAATGAAACTACCGATCGTATTCCACTCTTCTTCGGTGTATGCATTCAGCAATTCAGCATCGTAGACAGCCCACTCCACACAACGAATCAAATGAGTGTAGAGACTGGGTGCATTGTCGGGGTGATCCATATATACCTGCTTGCGTAGTCCAAACAGCAGCAGGCGAGCAGCAACAAACTGATAGTTAGGTGCGTCGAGTGTGATCAGATCGTTTGCAGATCGAATAAGGATCTCTTGAATGTCTTCAGTTTTAATACCATCAAAGAATTGGAGATTAGCATTCATCTCCACTTGTGATTCAGAAACACCACTGAGACCACGACAAGCGTGCTCAACCATGGTGTGAATCTTATCCAGATCGAGACCTTCTACAGTCCCGTCTCTTTTTACAACGCTAATCGCACTCATACCTTTTTCCAAAATGTCAGTTTAACTTTTGCTTCCATACCTTGATAGGTATTATCTTTGACGATTGACTTTACGTCTCTCCCTGCCAGGACCATATCGTTAAGGTCTTTCTCCTTAATTTCTTTGGGGAAGATTACCACCTTGTGTCCCTGGTCGATGGTCTTAGATATCTTAGAGACGATCTCTCTCGATCGCGGTTCGTTGTCGAAGACGAATATGAATCTATGATCATAACCGCTAAGGTCAACATCGCTACCACACATAGCAATAGCGTTGACAAGGAAATGGGAGTCAAAGGGTCCTTCTGTGACATAAACTTCCTCATCAGAATTTACTCTGTCAATACCATATAGTTTAGGTCGATCCTTGTCAAATAGTATTGTAACATATCGTAGGTTTGACTTTGGGGCAAGAGACCTACCTTGGACACCAAACCATCTACCAGTCTCATCAATCAAAGGAATAATAATACGAGGTCTGTCATTCTGTAGATTCTCGAAGTAGTTTGGTAGTTGAGAGTTGACCCACCGTTTGAAACGGTCAGTGTAAAAAAGAGAAGCAAACGATTCCTCTGGGATCTGTCTCTTCTCTAAGAATTCTCTGGCAGGGTGTCCAGTATTTAGCTCACTAATAGGTGTTAGACCTGATACCTTTTTAGCAAACTTTGGTCTTGCCGAGAGGTCGAGAGGTTTCTCTTTAGGACGTATAGGTTTTCGATACTTCTCAAGCAGGTATTCTGCATAGAGATCAGGTGCATGGTCCTTTAGGAAACGATGTACAGACTTAGATATCCCACAGTTGTGGCACTTGTAAAAGTAATCGGCATTCCTAGGAAAGAAATATCCTCGTGCTTTAGACTTCTGCTTTTGCGAGTCACCGCAGTAAGGACACCTACAGTTGTAGGTCCCCCCTTGATGCTTGAATCGCTCCAGTCTAATGCCCGCCTTCTCGATGAAACGGGTATCGACAAAACTCATACGGATCGATGGATCTCTACTGGAGTCATGCTAGCAGTGTTTGCCTTGGGAGTCAAGAAGTTTCCGAAAACATCTGGTGCTTTGAGGATGACAACAGCAGCAACGCCAATCCCCACAGCTATCCATCTAAACTTATACAGATCGTCAATCTTTTTTTCTACTTCACCAAACCTCTCGGTGAT